TAATCTTTTCTGGAATAACAGTGTCAAACACTGCACATCCTTTTACATCCATCTTCCAAAACTTTTTGTGTGGTGCTGCTGGATGACTGGTGGCACCAAATTGCCACCTAGGACGACTAACAATCCTATCAATTTCATTCATCTCATCCTGAGTCAAGATAGTATCCCAGGATTTAATATCTGATAGTAACGGCATATCAATTTCTCAAGATAGTAGAACGTCTTACAATTCCCATACGAGCTAGATCCAATTGAGTTAGTGTCTCTTTATCAAGACTGTCTTGAATCTTAGAATAAACTTTGTTTAATTCAGTGATATAGTAACGCATCATAGGATCTACTATAGCACTTTCAATCCAAAATGTGATACATTTGCGAACACCTGATGTAATTGGTCTTACACCATGAATGAACTCAGTAGGATACATTAGCATCTTCCCTGGTTCTAGTTTCTTTTCAATAGTTTCTGTACCAATCTTGATGTAATGCTCACCACCCTCATAATCATCATTTAGATTAATGACAGCAGTATAATCGGTTCGTGATCCCCACATCTCAAAAAAGTCTGTATGGTCTCCATAATGCTGACCTTCTTCGTACTTTAGCATTAAAGCAGGAGAGCACTTATTGAGTGGATGCAACTTACACGCTTCAGATTCACGCATAATTTTTGCAATTCCAGAATTGACCATCTTATTGATGTCAATATCATCTTGCTGTGTATTATCTTTAATACTTTTATCTTTTGGTCCTGATACTGAACCATCAACAAACTTGCCAGCATCAAAGAGACTAATCATCTGCCTCAATTGATTTCTGTCAAGAAAATCATATTCATAGATCATGTAGTCACTCCTGCCAGGCTCTTGATAAAGTTGTCAACAGCATCCTTATATGCTTTAGATACATTCTCAAGTGGAGCACAAATGTTCATTACCTTATCAAATCCAATAAGAAATGAGGTGTCAACAGAGAAAAACTTCCATGGTGTAAATGTTACACCAACCTGCTGACCTTGAATAGCTCCTTGTCTATTCAAGGTAAAAGGATACACTAGATTATAGCATACCTTCTGCTCAACACCATCAATTGTTTCAGTGTGATCTTTTACATTAGCAATCACCTCTTCCCCAGTAATCAGCGTAAGGATGAGAATATTAACTTTGTTTTCCATAATTAAACGTTACTTTCTTGTACTGCTCGTAGGAGTGCTTCTAGTTCGTCTTGATCGTCAGTGAAGTTCTGCGTGAAGTTAGCAGGCTTGAAGATTACGTCAGGATTCTTGATCTTATAGTTAGATGCAATCGTCATGACAATTCTCTTTGCATACTCACCATATGTTGTCTTGGTAAATACACCAAATTGATCGTCTGTTGCCAAGTATGCTTTATCAGCATTTACTAGATTACCTTCATCATCTCGTTTTGTGAGAAATCTAGCATACATGACAGGATTGATTGGAAATCTTACATCATCAGCATCTTGACCATCATAATCTTGTGGTAACTGTCTCAGTTTTGTTCTGTATGCTGTCCATTGTGCTTTAAGATCAGCATCAATAGCAGCATCAGGCATCTGTGTCCAGTCACTATCAGTTAAGAGGAAGTTTCTGATCATTCTAATACCTTCCCAAGAAATCTTACTCCATCTACCATACTCATTGTATAGTTTCTCTTGAATAGTTTCTTGATCGGTATCTTGGAACTCAAAGTATTTCTCTTTGAGTCTTTCTGCAACTTCTCCTACCTCTTCATTGGTTGGTTCTCTCCACTGATATGTCTTCCACTTTCTTTCTTTAGTGGCACGATCATAGACATACTTTTTCTTCTCAATACCATATGATCCATCACTGAAATAATTCAGGTGAATCAAACGGTCTAGATCAGATGTCCAGAATGGAAACAGAACGTTTTGGATATTGGCATTCCAATATTCCTCATCAATAAATTCTGTCTTACCATCAACGATGATCATTCTTTCTAGTGCATTGACTTGCACTACTACACGGATGTCTGCCATTAGATTAGGGGAGTTTGATGAACCAGCCTGTCGCAATATATTTATCATGGGTGAAGACAGTGTTCCCACGATGAACATGTGTCATTCCTGCTGGCCAGATCAGCAATGTACCTGTCTGTGGTTTGTATCGTTTCTTTTGATACAAGAACTCTGTCTCTGCTTCACCATCTGGCATGTCATTTAGATATACCATCCATGCTAATTCTCTGTTCGCTGCTCTAAAACTAGAGTTTTCATAATGCCAAGTATGATAACCACCGCCTGGTGGAGTCTTTTGTACTTTCAAACCAATAGATTCCATCTTCACTCTACTGATGTGATCATACTCTTGTTTATAGTTCTCATATGCAGCATTAAGATACTTATAGAAATGTGATGCTAATCCCATATCAGCATCATCAAGCATAATACTAACATCATGTCGTGCCAACTTTTTTGTTGGCATTTGTTTCATTCCATACTGAGCAATTTGTGGATTAATTTCCAAATATCGCTCAAAGTTAGTTACAATAGCAGAACAAAGTTCGTGATGTACAAACCTTTTGTAGACACCAATGAAATCTTCAAAATTTCCATGAACTCTGTCAGGATCAATGATCAATCCACTTTCACTTGCTGCTAGCATTAATACGCTCTGATCATATACTTCACTAGATGATAGCGTGTTAACAGAGGAATGTCAATATCTGGTTGCAAATATGATGTGACATTTAATTTCACAGCAGATGACAGTGTGAATGTACCCTCATTAACATCTAAACCAGCAGAATTTAGTGGATCTCCTTGTGGTTCAATGCGCTCAGTTACAAATTCAATACCAAGATCTGCCTTACCAGAAGGGTATGTTGTAATGGTCTGTTCTGTTTCATCATGTTGGAATGAAACATAATCAATGCCAAAGTTATCTCCTGCCGAATTACCAGTTCCAGATCTAGTTTGTCTAACTTCTAAGATAAGATTGCTAACTCTAAATGCAACAGGAATAGCAACGTCAACAAATGTCCATGCTGTTGGTCCAGTTGCAGAAGATAATGTACCAATCTTCGTAAAGCTAGAAGCATTATCATTACTTGCAAATAGTTCTAGTGGTTCTCCTGGTTGCTCTCCACCATTACTACCATTACCACGAATGACTCTCCACTTAGAAGAAAGAATTGCTGCTCCCTTTCCATTAGTTGCAGATGCGTCAAATGTAATTGATCTTGCATATCTTACTGCCTCATTTCCAAAGAAACGCAAATACTTTTCAGTGTCTTCAGAAACAAATCCACCAGAAGATCCAGTTCCAGTACCAGACTGAACATAATCAGTTGTTGCACTAGCACTGTCAAAGAATCCAGAAGTTGTAGTTGTTCCTGTTCCACCAGGAATTTCTTCTGTAATCGTATATCCTACGCCACCTTGACCTGTACCTCCACCATTACTAGCTCCACCACCAACAACTAGTGTACCCGCATTTAAATCTGTTGGACCAGTGATATTAAAGAATAGATATGGCGCAGAACCGCCGCCACCGCCACCAGTGCCGTAGTAAGTTTGGTTTTCTGTTGCAGTCATAATAACTTCACCAGCGCCACCACTAACTTGTTGACCAACAGAAACATTGCCACCATTATTAGCATTGTCAGCACTGACTAAGGATGCAGTTGGACCAGTTCCACTGGTTTTGATAGCAGATTGTCCTCTAGCTCCACCAAAACCATCTCTACGGGAGTTGGAACCATTACCGCCTCCGCCACCACCACCGATGCCAGCGCCAATACCGACGCCACCACCACCGCCTCCTCCTCCGCCTCCAGAGCAGACAGAGTTACCGCCATTGTTACCAGAACCAGAGAATAGTGAAGAAAGCTCTTGAGCACCATCATTTGATCCATTAGGTTGTCCATTCTGGTCAGAACCTTGTGATCCGTCACCAGCGGCACCGCCGCCACCTCCACCACCAGCACCAACAATCATGGCAGATGGAGTACCTACTGCGGAAGCACCACCTGCGCCACCACCACCGCCGCCGCC